GGAACTTTAAATGTATTTATTAAAGTAACTGTAGTAGGTGTATCAGCTACAGGTACAATTAATACTGTAAAAGAGAATATCAATACTCCAATAACAGGAGTTAGTGCTACAGGTGCTGTAAACACAGTAGAAGAAAAGCCTACAGAAGCATTAGATAGCGTAAGTGCTACAGGTTCTGTTAGCAATGTAACTGTTAACATTATAGAAAAACTAGGAAGTGTATCTGCAACAGGTACAATAGGTACTCTTACATTAACAGGTACAGCAAATGTAACACTCATAGGTGTTGAAGCTGTTGGTTCTGTAAACACAGTAGAAGACAAACCAACTGAAGTTTTAAATAGCGTTAGTGCTACAGGTTTTGTTAATGATAACTTTACCTTTTCAAATACACATTCATTAACAGGTGTATCCGCTACAAGTACTGTTAATACTGTTACAGCAACAGGTGTAATATTTGACTTTGAGGCAGTTAAAGCTCTTTATGACAGAAAGAGAACAGTTTTAATAGAGAAGCAAGCACCTAGAATAGTGTATGTTAAGGCAGAACTACCACGTATAGTATATGTAGATAGGCAATCTACTGTAGCAGAACGAAGAGCAGCAGCATAAGGAATAGAATGAATGTCATTTAGATGGCCCGTTAAAGACCCTGATGAACAACTAGACTACAGCATAGATTGGTCTCGCTTTTTAGACACAGCTACTATTTCTACTGTGACATGGTTTGTGCAAACATCAGAGATTGGAAAGACACAGATAGATGCAGGTGAGACTTTAACTACAGCTTCTAGTAGTACCGTAACAGACAGTATACAAAATGTGTCACAAACAAATACAAATACAGTAGCTACAATTAATCTAGGTGGTGGTGTTTTAAATAGAGAGTATTCATTTATTTGTCGGATTATTGACAGCACTGGAAGCCAAGCTGAACGTACTGTTAAAATAGCTATAAGGCAGAAATAATGGCATATAATTATTTAGAATTAGTGAATCAAGTAAACCGTAGACTTAATGAAGTAGAACTTACATCAAGCAACTTTTCTACTGCTGTAGGTTTTTATGCTCAAGCAAAGGATGCTATCAATGCATCTCTTCGTGATATCAACCAACATGAATTTAATTGGCCCTTTAATCATGTAGAACAAGAAGATATTTTATCTGCTAATGTAACAAGATATGCTTTTCCACATGATGCTAAACTAGTAGACTTTGATAGCTTTCGTATAAAAGAAGATAGCTCATTAGGAAATGCAACAACAAGATTAGGTATACTTGCCTATGAAGAATATCTTGATAAGTATGTAGACCAAGAATACAATACCAATGGTAGAAGTGGTGTGCCACAAATGGTAGCACATGGACCTGCTCTTGAGTATTTACTTACACCTGAACCTGATAAAGCCTATACAGTTGTATATGAATATTATCGTGTTCCTGTAGATTTAGAATTATATGATGATGTTCCTGCTGTTCCTGAAAGATTTAAACATGTTATTGTAGATGGAGCAATGCATTATGCTTATTTATTCCGTGGTAATTCACAAGACGCAATGGTAGCTAAACAGAAGTTTGATGAAGGTATAAAGAATATGCGTATTGTATTAATCAACAGAACATATTACTTACGTTCTACAATGATACCACAGAACACAGGTGGTGGTAGGATGGGATTCTCTAGGTCTGTTATCTAATGGCAGACGCATGGCAAACCCATTCATTTGAATTTAAAGGTGGCTTGATAACAAACCTTTCTCCTTATCAGCAAGGATTTCAAGCACCCGGTTCAGCACGTATACTACGTAACTTTGAACCTTCTATCTTTGGTGGTTACAGAAGAGTAGAAGGTTACGAAAAGTTTGATACTGCGACTGTACCTAATACAGGTGTTATTAGAGGTATACATCGTTATGGTGGATTTGTATATGCTGTAAGAGGAGACGACCTATTTAGGTCTAGTGGGTCAGGATGGACACAGATAAGTGACAATGCAACTTATAATAGTGCAGGTGTTACAATAGGTGGGTCAGGCAAAGTAAGATTTCTCAAGTATGATTTTGATGGTACAGAAAAACTTATGCTTGTTGATGGAACAGGTAAACCTTACAGATTTGATGGAACTACGTTTGAACAATTAACTGCTTTGCCATCTGATGTATCAGGTGCAAGTTTTATAGTAAACTTTAAGAACCATATTTTCTTTGGTAATGGAAAAAATGTAGCATATACCGCACCTTACAAAGATAATGACTTGACAATTGCTAGTGGTGGTGGTATAATTAATGTAACGGATACAATTACAGGTTTAATCGTTTTTCGTGAACAGTTAATTATATTTAGCGAAAGTAGTATAAATGTACTTAATGGTAATAGCGTAGCTGACTTTAATATGCAACCTGTGTCTCGTGACTTAGGTTGTGTAGCTGAAGATACTATTCAAGAGATAGGTGGAGATGTTATATTCTTAGGACCTGATGGTTTAAGATTATTTTCAGCCACAGATAGAATTGGTGACTTTAGTCTTGCTGCCGTATCAAAGACTATACAGGTTGAGATATTAGATTTAATTGCTAGTAGTCCTAATGGTTTTTCAAGTACAGTTATTCGTGAGAAAAGTCAATATAGAATATTTGGGTATAATACAGGATACACAAATGCTTCAGCAAAAGGAATTGGAGCAACTCAGTTAGAAGGCGGTATAGCCTTTAATGATTTACGTGGCTTTAATGCTTTTGTGACTTACAGTGAATATGATGGTTTTGCAGAACGTATTTACTTTGGTGCTACAGATGGTTTTGTTTATCAGATGGAACAAGGTAACTCATTTGCTGGAACAGATATTCCTGCTACATTTGCTACTCCTTTTATTCCACTAGGAGACCCAAATGTACGTAAGACAATATATAAAGGTACAACATACTTAGATGTTAATGGTGACTTTGACCTTGAGTTTTCTCTCAAGTTTGATTTTGACCAACCATCAAGTATTCAACCTGATTCAATATTGTCTAGTGATGCAGCGGCATCAATAACGTATGGTTCAGGTATATATGGAACATCTTTATTTGGAGTCAAGCAAAAAGCTACATACGAAGTGCAAACTATAGGTTCAGGATTTACAGTGTCAATATTATATGAAACCACAGGAACTAACACAGACGCTGTGTTTACCATAGATGCTGCCACCCTGCAGTATATTACTAACGCTAGGAGATAGAATATGGGAACAGGCTATACACGTAACGACTCTGCTAATAACATAGCTGATGGAAACGTTATTAATGCTTCAGACCTTGATGGCGAGTTTGATGCAGTACAAGCTGCGTTTAACGGTTCAACTGGACACTCACATGATGGCACTACAGGTGAAGGACCACAAATAGCAACAGGTGGTTTAGCTGACAATGCAGTGACCACAGCTAAAATAACTGATGCTAATGTTACGACTGCTAAGATAGCAGACTCAAATGTTACAACTGCAAAGATAGCAGATTCAAATGTTACAACTGCAAAGATAGCAAACTCTAATGTTACACTTGCCAAGATGGCAGCTAACTCTGTAGATAGTGACCAATACGTAGATGGTTCAATAGATACTGCTCACATAGCAAACGATGCTGTCACAGGAGATAAACTTGCAAATAACATACAAATAGCAGGTACTCTTGGTGTTACAGGTGAGACTACTCTAACGACACACCTTAACATGGGTGACAATGATATCATTAAGTTGGGTGCAGGTGCAGACTTACAGATTTACCATAGTGGAGTAGGTAGTTATATTGATGATGTAGGAACAGGTAATCTATTTATTCGTGCAAATGATTTTAGAGTAGGCAAATACACAGGTGAGTTTTACTTAAAAGGTAATTCAGATGGTAATGTTGAGCTATACTACGACAATGCCCTTAAACTAGCCACCACCGCCACAGGCATTGACGTAACAGGTAACGTAGTCGTATCAGGCAATGTAGATGGCAGAGATGTAGCATCTGATGGCTCAAAGTTAGATGGCATTGAAAGTGGTGCAACAGCCGACCAAACAGCTAGTGAAATACTTACACTAATTAAAACTGTAGATGGTTCAGGTTCAGGTCTAGATGCTGATACACTTGATGGTGTAACCAGTGGTTCATTCTTGAGAAGTGATGCAGAAGATACGAAGACAGCAGGTGCTTTAAATTTTAATGACAATATTCTTGCTAGGTTTGGTACTGGTAATGACTTACAGATTTATCACGATGGTTCAAATAGTTATATTATAGACCAAGGAACTGGTCAATTAAGAATAAGAGCATCAAACTTACAGTTACAAGACTCATCAGGACATATTTACATAGAAGGTGTTGACACTGGAACTGGTGGAACAGTTACACTTTATCATAATGCAGTAGCTAAACTAGCCACCAAATCAGATGGTGTGGACATAACTGGTGAGCTACAAGCTGACAGTCTAGACATTGATGGTGTGGCTAATATCTCTGCTACACTTACCATGAGTGGTGGTAACATAGATTTTGCTGATGGTGTAGAGGCAAGATTTGGCAATGGTGCTGACCTAAGAATTTACCATGATGGCAGTAACTCATATATAGATGATGCTGGACAAGGTAATTTGCGTATTCGTGGCAATGATGGTGTATATATCCAAAAATACACTGGCGAACCTATGATATATGCAGTAGCTGATGGTGCAGTAACACTTTACTATGATAATGCATCAAAACTAAACACCACATCAACTGGTATTAACATAGATGGTGACATTAATGCAGTAGACAATATTTACCTTGCAAGCCATATATACCATGAAGGTGACACAAACACTTACATGCAGTTCCATGCAGCAGACCAGTGGCGTGTAGTTACTGGTGCAGCAGAACGTCTTGAGGTCAATAATTCAACTCTTACTATTAATGATGGTGGTTTTGCTTATGATTTCCGTGTTGAGAGTGATACATCAACTCATATGTTATTTGTTGATGGAAGTGCTAACCGAGTAGGTATTAACGACAGCACCCCATCATATACATTAGATGTTGGTGGTGACATTAACTTTACTGGTACACTACGTCAAAATGGTACAGCTTTCTCTGGTGGTGGGGGTCTGTTCAAAGGTGAAAACGGCGAAGTTGGTTCATCAGCAGGTGACATATTCCGTGTCCATGAACAAACATTAAATACTAACGTAACGATTGACAGTGATGAAAATGGTTTGTGTGCAGGTCCATTGACTATTGCGACAGGTGTCACCCTGACAGTCAATGGTAATCTGTCAATTGTATAAGGAGTAAAATATGACGCTAAAAGTAGATGAGATACAAAATACCAGTGGTGGTGCTGTTACGTTAACTGACCAAGAAGCACCGAAAAGTTGGGTAAACTTTAACGGAACTGGAACTGTGTCTGTTCGTGACAGTCTTAATAATTCAAGCATTACAGACCATAGTACAGGTAATTATAGTGCAAATTTTAGTAATAATTTTGCTAACGTTAATTATGTAAATATAGGTTCAGTAAATGAACTTGACGGAACTGCTAA